GTGGGAATCCTTTTTTAATTAAATTAATTTTATTGTTCACAACTGTTTCATGTGAACCATTAATAACACATGTTCCTAAATCAAATCCGTATGTGTGTCTATCTTCTTCTTTAAAATCATGATTGAAACTCTCTAACATAAATGGGTCACTAGGAACTGGGTTCCAATCAGTAAACCAACATTTATATTGTTTTACATAATCACTATCATAGACTTCGCCTTGCATTCCATAATCAACGACAACTAAGTTATCGACTGGTGTGTCTCGATAGATTGCATTACAACCCCATGAGACACCACCGTAATTCGATACTTTAAAGCCTTTACGACTTTCGCCGTTTCCATAAACAAAATGTTTCAATATTATCTCGTTGATGAATTGTAAGTATTTGTCTTTTTGACAAATGGTTTTTTGAATGGACGATTAGTAATTTTTGCAAATTTCTGACCGAGGTCACTCAATTGCCTTTGATATAAGGCACAATCAAATTCTAATTCTTTGACTGTTTCTTCCAAAGATATTATTCTTTGTTTTGCAAGTTCAAGTTCATCGACACCTGCGTTTTCTAAGGCTTGTTTCAAATCATTCATGATTAGATTCCTTTACTGCGTTAATTAAAGCTACTTTACACTTATTCTTGTCTATTGTCAAGAACTTTTTATAATTATTTAAGATTTTTTTTATATCTTTCCAAATCATATCATTGTCTTTCCAATTCTTTTGAAAATGCGTCAATTCGTCTAATATAATCATTGTTTCCATTGATATTCTTTTACCTAGATATTCTCTTAATAATAGTGGGTGTGTATCTTCCCATTTAAATAATTCTTCAAACCTATTAGCATAAGGTTCTATTTCATTGATAAATGTGTATGATAAAGACTGTGTTTTTCTTTTCCAATCTATATAAACATCATCCTCAAACTTACCGACCCAGCCACCCTTACATGCGACATAATTGGACACTAGATAGTTTTCTATCTCTTCCTTTGTTTGATACTTTCTGGCTAATCGTGCAAAAAAGAATCTGTCTTTTCTTTTATAGTAACTATCTCTTTTTATTTTTGTTTTCCCACCATATTGATGGTAATCGTAATTCTCTCTACTAAAATGTGCTTTTAAAGCACAATACATTAAATAGACATCAGCCGCTTCCATTAAACGGGCAATTTACCTACACCAACATTATTATCACTTATCAGTAAATTTAATTCTCTAGCATTGACTTCAATTTTATCTTTTAGTCCTTTTGTAATTAACTTTTTAACACTCTCTACTTCTAGTGAATTTTTATCACAATATAATAGTATTGCATCTAGGTGTGATATTCTCTTTTCTGATGCTAACTTTTCTATTTCTAATGAAAAGATTTTCGGTGTCTTTTTAAATAAGTCCATTTATATTTTCTCCATAGTATTTAACAATGTTTGTTCTGGTCTTCTCATCATTAAGTTTTTATAATTGTATTCTAATATATCGTAATTGTCAATAACTAATTGTTTTAAATCAATTGTACTTAAATGTGATACTAACTTAATGATAGCATTCATTCTTTTATTAGTATCTTGTATTTCATCATAACTTTCATCCCACATATGGTTAAAAGTTTTATATCCTAATAATTTTAATTTTTTTAGTGTGTATGGTTGACCGATGATAATAAACGGCATCTTTAATAAAATTGTTTTAAATGTTTTCTCACTTAAAAATGTTAAGTCTAAATCATTGTTAAAAACAGATTCAGTAATAACCCATAAAGTGTTTTCATAAGAAAACTTTTCATTTATACTATACCACCAATTGGTATCATTATCTGCTGTGTCATATCGTAAACTTAATTTATCATCCCACAATGAAGCGTTGAAATGTTCTAAAAGATTTAAATCATTCATTGCATACATAAAATCTTTTCTGTGTTGTCTTAGTATTCTATTTAAACACAAAAACTTTTTATTGTGTGTCTTTTTATTAACATCTATTTCGTTATGTTCTAATTGTCTAACAGCAGTTTCAAAGTATTCCCAATAAACATATTTAATATTTAAAGTTTTTCCTAAGTGATTATTATTCACTACACAAACTTTCTTAGGGTCTATATCACTTGCCCATAAAGTTTCAATCAATGCCTTTTCAGTTCTAGGCATATAATCTATTTCTTGAGAACTTGATAAAAATAGGTACTCATCATCTTTTAATTTAACATTAATAGTAGGATTGTATTGTAAATAATAATGTAAAGAATGCCCAATATTACACCATACGATTTTTTTATCTGCAAATGGTTTAAATAATTCTTTTACTTTAACATGTTCCCTACTACTACCAAGTATAAAATCAGAATTGTTATTTTGATTGACATTGCTACTGCCAGAATGTTTATTGTTAATAAATCTCATTATAATTTTTATAGGGCTTGCTGTTGCCAGGTGCCCTAAACCCCGGGTGCCTAATTAGGCAGCCATTGCATACTCATATTGGTTTGCGTTTAAAAATGAACTCTCGGTTAGGATACTTACTATTAGTCAATCCTATTTCACCCCCTAAATCGAGGTTTAAACTATGGTGGAGGTGGAGGGTACTGCCCCCTCGTCCTCAATAGCGTTTTACAGAACTTCAACGAATTCAAGTATATTTATACCATACTTGAATGTGAAAGTCAAGGGTTAAATTGGTGGTTGTTCTTCTAAAATCATAGGACGCCATTCTGTGTAATTTTCAATCAATTCAGCCTCAATACACGATAACTCTAAATTTACATCTGATAATTCGTTAGAAAAGTTATATCTTGCGTATTCACAATAAGCTTGACTGTTATACTTAAAACCCGATGCAATATTGATGCATTGGTTACCCATTGGCCCTAAACATAGAAATCCTATTAAAAAATATGTTGTCATATTACTATTTATGTTCTTTTGTAATCAAATGTCATACAATGCAGTCCACCATCCCACAAATATCTGTGTCTAAATGGTATAATAATAGGTTCTACATTGTGTTTTTTTAAGAAATCAAACACAACTTTATTATATCGTGTAACAAAAAGATGTTTACTATCTAATTGTAAACAGTTGACATCAAAAAATGTTTCAGGCGAATAACCAACCCATTCTTTATACTCACTTGGTATATGGTCTGGTGACCAAACAATATCTTTTTTAGATTTATTCATCTTTCCAAGTTCATTTGTATTTTCTTCCAAGTATAGAATATCCCAATTAGGAAATACTTCTTCTAAATTTCTTGCTTGATGTGTGGCAATAACAACGCCTTCTTTAACAACACATAACACACCATCACTATGTCTTTCAATATTCTTTTCTCTACAACTTAATCGTTTGAAAACAAAAGGTACATCAGGATTGCCTGATTTAAACCAATCGTATCTTTTAGGTTCTATTGCGACTGCATCAAATACAACTCTATCTGCTCTAATAATACTAGGAGCACACAAATTATCAAGTGTTACAACAGGTAATCGATTTTCATTTAATTCTACCCAATCTTTTATATAGTTTTCATATCTTGGGCCAACATAAAGTTTACCACCAATAACTTGTAAATGGTCTCTGGCATGAAGTAGTTGAGGTTTCTGTTTTATATCAACATGAGAATAATCATAGTCTGGTCTTTTAACATATACCCTACATGATGTTAAGATATTAGAAAGTATCTGAAGGTCTTCCTCTGTTTCATATAAAATATCTTTAACAAAACTATCTTCTACTGAATTTGGGTCATAACTTCTACCAATCCAACATTCTTCAAGTTTACCGTACTCTGTCGAAATCATTTCTTACATCCTTTAACATTTCAATGTACTTAGGGTCTTTATTTTTAACAAACTCTTGAACAGTACCATCCTCTGTTACAACAAGAATCACTATTTGATTGATTGGTGTACCAGTTCTTTCTTCATACATTTCAGCATATGCTGATGCTTGAATATAATAGTTCTCATTGTATTCATCGTTTCGTTCTTTTTTTGAAGTTTTAAAATCTACGATAGATAGAACACCATCGTACTCTGCGATACAATCTACTCGACCTGCAACTTTCAATGTATCTGAATATAAACCACATTCTTGAAAGTGTATATTATTAATTCTTTTTTCTAGGACAGGTTTCAATTGACCAAACAAACATGTTGCTAAGAAATTACTTTTATCATATTCTTGATTGTTTAAAAAGTCTTCACACATGTGGTGAACTTTTGTACCTCTTGCAGCTGCAGTTCTAGCAACATAGTTAGCAACTTCTTCGCCAACTCGTTTACGCCACTCAAATAGTCCTTTTTTATTTCTATTTGATAATACAGTTGTAATAGACGGGTATTTTTCGCCCTCAGGCGTTACATAGTATCTTTTCTTATCAATCGTTTCAGTAGTAAGTTCTGGTAGTTCTTTCAAGTCCACATGATTAAATGTCATTATATATCCTTTGTTTATAGCATTTTGATTGCTGTCTCTGTCGTTTCATCAACTCTTCTAGTCCAACCTTTACCAAAGGTATCAAATGTAGATAATTCTTCGTAATATTCTTGTCTTGCTTCTTGGTACTTTTTAATTGTATCTTCTACACCCCATGTTTCTAAATACAGTTGTAGTTTTCTTAATGTATTTGGGCCAATGCCTCCGTCAACAGTTGTGCCGATAATTTTTTGTAAGAATTTAGCAGCTCTACCTGGGCCAGCATTTACAGCAAAGTCAAATACGCATAAGTCTAAACCTTCTGCAATGTCTTCACATTTTGTTCTACCCCAATAATTTTTTTCGTAGATAGGTGCAACATCATCAACTGTTAAGTCTTTCATGTCTTTTGCTCCACCCCATTCTTCATAAACTCTTTTGGTTACTCCTAAGTTAGTTTCGCCACCAGGGTCTTTAGGATGATTAACATAACCACCTTCGTGATGTAAAATAATTTCTAAACATTTTTTAAAGTTGCTCATAGTTCTACTCCAAAACCTAACTTTGTTTTCTCTATTAAATACTCTCTAACAAATCCACTTCTTACAATATCACCAATATTAAATTCAGTAACATTAAAAGATGACATGTTATCTAAAATCCTCACAAAGTCATGAAGACCATTTCTTTCGTTTGACTTTGTTAGGTCTGTTTGAAAAAAGTCACCTGCAAAAGAAATCTTTGAATTTTGACCTACTCTTGTAACAATAGTATCTAACTCATGAAAGTTTAAGTTTTGACATTCATCTACTATAATGATAGAATTGTCAAATGTCAACCCTCTTAAAAATGAAGTTGACATAAAGTGTAATGTTCCTTGATTCTTTAGTCTTTCAAAGAGCATTGAGAATGCCTGTTCATTAGGTTGTTGAAACATAAAACGAACCATATTCATATAGTTGATTTGATACAATGCTGATTTATCTTCTTCATCACCAGGTAAGAAACCTATTTCTCTAGTAGGTATAAGAGAACGAACAATAATTACTCTATCGTATTCTGTTTCAGGATTTAAAACATCTTGAAGTGCTTTGTATAAAAGAATAAATGTTTTACCAGTACCTGCAGCACCATAAACAAATTGATTGTTTCCTTTATCCCAAGTCTCAAAGACTGTTTTTTGATTATCACCAATTGGTTTAATTGATAATAAATCTTTACCTTTTACATCTGTTTCTTTTTTAGCCATTTAAGTTTACCACTGCATCACCAGCTGGGAAATACTTTTCTAATACTTCAATTTGTTCTGCATACTTACCAATTGCGTTAAGTTCTTTTTCAACACTTTCAAGTATATCAGTATGTTCGCCTACACCAACTGCATTTTGCATATAAATTTCTACATTTACTTGATGTTTTGCAATTTGCCCTTCGGCATGTTTAATTAAAGCTTTTCTCATTAAATCTTTTTTAGTATCCATTGTCAACTCCTTATTTAATTAGTCCGTGTTTCTTTAAAACTGCTTGAGTTTTACCTTGTTTTGTACTCTTAGAACCATATCTATCTGCAAGTGCTGATGTTGGATGTGCTTCAGCAATCCTTGATAAGTTCTCTTTAAATCCGTCATCAATCTTAGGGCCAACACCCATAACATGGTCACCCACTAATGCAGCTGCCGTTGGTACCTGTGTATATTTAGGATTCTTTTTCAAGAACTCTTGTAATTCTGACCAAGAACAAAATTCTTCAAATTGTTCATCTGTTTTTGTATCTCTAAGAATGTATGTTGGCATTATCTGTTTCCTCTATTTTTTGTTCAATGAGTTGTAATGTTGTTTCAACATTAATTAAATGTTCTTGTTCATGTTCTTCAATTATGATACCAAACTCTTCTTCAATATCCATAACTAACTCGACAGCAGTTAAACTATCAAAGTCTAGGTCATCAATAAAATGAGAGTGCATTTCAATATCTTTGTCTGTAAATCTTTTTGTTATTTCTATTAATTTATGTTGTAATTCCATTTGTATACCATTCTGGTGCCACTCTATTCTTCCAAGTAGCAAAATCCTTTTTATATTTTATATAGTAACTATGATAAGCATCAATAACATTTGAAGTTTTACACTCCTCTGGCATACATTGAGGTAACTCTGTAACAGGCCCATAAGGCAAGTTCTTAGGTGCTTTTTGTAACCAAAACGATGGTTTAGATGCACCATGTTTCTTACCATATCTATAAGTAAACTCTTGTAAAAGTGCAATATATAATTGTAACAACTTGTAATAGTTACCTGTAGATTGTCTTAACCAAATACTGTCTGGGTGTTTAACGTGAGATGCTTTGTATAAATGATTTTCTCTTTCGTCTAAAAGTTTCCAGCGTTTTGCTTTTCTACCTGTTTTAGTTTGACCAATATATTCTTGGCCATCTAAAACTCTATGCGTTGTACTTAACAATTGTGCATACTCGATAGGCATTTTTACTACATGCTTATCACAATGCATTTCTGCACACACAATAGGGTCTGTATTTAATTCAAATATATTCATGCTTTTAAGTTCCTCTCTTTTTTCATCATCTCGAAAAGTGCATCTTTCCATAAAAAACTATATTCACAATTGCGATACTCTTTGAACCAAGGGCCGCCTTCTGTAAAGTGTAGTGCTTTAGGTGTTGCAATGTTTTCATACCAACCAACTAAATAATTCCATTCTAATGATATATCTCCAATTTCGCTGTCATCTAACCATCCAAATCGATGAAAGTACTTACCATCATAACTCATATCATTGATATTGTCAAGGGCTAATTTTTGATTTGATGGGTGGCCACAATTCCATAAAACTAAACTAGACCAATTCTTTCTAGGGTATAAATGTTGTTCTTGAATATCCATTTTTACAGTTCTAACGGGTGTATAATCATGTTTTACACACATAACGGCGTATTTATCATCTGCTTTATCAAATAATTGTTGTACATCATCTAAGAATAAAAAGTCACTATCACAAAACAATGCCCAAC